CCGAATTTCTTGTAGATTTTGCGCACGTCTTTTTTCTTTTCGTCAACGCACTCGTCGCCTTCCGAAATAACGTAGGCTTGCATTTGGTCCTTCACTTCGTTACGAGTAGGGCCTTTGGCTTTGCCTTTCTTGGGCGCTTCGTCTTCGTCGTCATCGTCGTCTACGGGTTTAGCTTTTGCTTTGGTTTTCTTGGGCGCTTCGTCTTCATCGTCTTCCCAGTTGTCATCATCTTCCGGTTCAGGCTTAGCTTTAGCTTTACCCTTAGCCGCTTTGGGTTCGGCCTTCTTACCTTTGGCGGGCTTTGCTTCTTTGTCCAGAAGCGTAGCTAAGGAATTCTCTAACTCCTCAACACGAGCTTCTAAGTTTTCAATGATACCCATCGATGGTGTTTCCTTTCTTGACATAATCCGTCGAATCACACCACGCTTGTGGTTCAACTGGTCATACATACAATCATCTATTGAGCCCTCGACTACGAGATATTGAGCTAACACCGAATATTTTTGACCTATCCGACATAGCCTGTCGATTGCTTGGTCCATTACTCCGGGCGACCAATCGGGCTCAACAAAGATGGCGTGGGAACAAACCTCCTGAAGTCCATTGATACCAATCCCGAGCGCCGCAATATTACCGGTTATAAACCGAATGCTCGGGTCTTCACGAAATCTACGTATCGCTTCCTGTTTTTCCTGTGGTGACATACCACCATAAAATTTAACGGACGGTAGCGCTTTGCAAAGTGCCTCTACTACCTCACGATGATGGCAGAACAAAACAACCTTGTTAGTTGATGATTTGATTATATCAGAACAAAAACTAAGCACAAGGGGCAGCTTTAAAATACCCAGCTCTTTTCTGTATGATGAGAGCGGTAGCGATTCTAAATACTCTAGGTCGAAATCGTCCCCGGAAAAGTACACTTTGCTATCGCGTCGTGCGGGTAAATCACCCAGCACTTGGGCCTTGGTACGTCGTAACATAAACTTACTAAGGCGTTTTGCCAAGTCATCCAAATTAGACGCGCCTTTAAAATTCCACACGCCGTCTTCTCTAAACCCGTTGCAAAACTGCCGACCGAATTGTTCGTCATTAGAGTAGGGTTTAATCGCTTCTGGTGCCATCGTCTCTAAGATGGGGAACAACTCCATAGGGCGGTTGAGTACTGGCGTACCCGTCAACAGGATTCGCTTACGACATACCCGGAGCAATCCTTCCCCAGGTCTATTACCTAATAAGCGACGGGTTCGTTTAGCATCGGGGTTTTTGAGGTAGTGCGCCTCATCCACGATAGCCAAGTCGAAACCGCCGCTTAGAGCAACAATGTCCCGGAGTTGCCTGATTATTTTTGAACTTACGAGTAGGTCATAGTTCACGATGGTGATGTTGGCGTCGAGGTTAAGCCGGTGTTTGAATCCATTCACGACGTCAACAGTGTAGGGCCGCTCTAAAAATCTCTCTATCTCTTTGGCCCAGTTATATTTTACCCCAGCGGGGCAAATAATTAATACTCTATTTGGATGAGTTCTGTTGATGACTTCAAGGGCTTGGATAGTTTTACCCAAGCCCATATCGTCTGCAAGCAGTGTGTTGGTGCGCGATAGCAGAAACCGGACACCTTCTTTCTGGAAAGGGTAGAGTTTCATAAGCCGTAACGCTCCCGGTATTCAGCTTGCATATGTTCGGGCAGCAGGTTTATAAGTTTCTCCAGCGTCAAATCCTGGGCTTCTGCCATGTGATGGTCTACTACTTTTTGGATTTCATCACTTATACTAACCAATCTACCGTAACGTACCGATTCACATTTACCGTCTAGACCTACGGTGAACGCGTTAATCCCCAATAACAACGAATCGTTTATCCGTTCCATAAGCGCGTTGGTTTTACCAGACCGGTGGGGCTGCATAACAGCTTGTTTTATGGTTTTAAGGTATTCTCTGGCAACTACTTTGCCGTGCTCCGTTAGGTTTTTCTCGGCGTCTTCGCTCAATACCAAGTCCCAGTCGTCTTCGTCAATCCACCACATTACAGTAAGTCCTCTATATCAACATACACACCCGCCCACTGGGACGCCATAGCCTTGGCGATACCCGGGTAGGTTATGCTTCTTAATTTTGCCCGGTCTGCGCTCGGGCCCAGTTTGTTTTGGCCGGACGCCGTTTGGTTAGCCCTCCGAGTCATATGGTCCCCCGGTAATACGTTAGTATATTTTAGTGGGGGTAGCCCTTTTAACCACAGACACGTTTTCTTACTCGCGTCATCTCCGAAGTACCACGGTTGGATTATTTGGTCTGGCTTCCTGTACAAGCTAGACATAATACACACGGGGTTCTCTATGGCCACCCTAGGGATATGCGCTGAGCGTCTCTCGACACGCATAAAGAACGATACCGCCGCCTGCTGACGCCCGTCCATACGTTTAGCATCAAAATGTCGAGACCCTGAAACAGCTATATGCGTACACTCTGGGTGAAATATAGCACCGTCCCAAGGATAATCTATGACGTCAAACAAATCACCTTGGTAGTGCGGACCCGGGGCATCCGTTGGTTGTAAATCACAACTCATTGCGTCGTGACCTAAAGCTATTAAGGCGTCTCTGATAACCCCAGAACATTCGCCACCTACTAACCAATGCATTACAGTAAGTCCTCTATATCCGCGTACTCATTAACGTATGACAAGTGACCATCAGTTTTGTTAGCGATGTAACCTAGCTCACCTAGTATGTTGCCAATCGTCTTAATTGCTCGTACGTCTAGGTTCATCGGGTTTATACCGAGAGCTGATACAGCTAACGCCGAGGGTTCAATCTTGCGAGTAGCGATACCCTGGGCACGGCGTAATTGGATGTGTCGGTAGATGAGTTCGCGCCAAGGGTGAACCTCTCTACGTTTCTCTTGTTCAGCTTCCGCTAACGCGCGGAGCGAACTGTTATCCATATACCAGGTTTCACCGTTGAAAAACCTTTGACGTGCCTCTGCCCAGATTTGGTCGCGGTTCTCCAACAATCCAGCAACGTTAATCTTTTTACCGGTGGCTACTGGCCAAAAGCGGCGGTTGCCGGTGCTATCTCGTAGATACGATGCATCAGCTTCCGGGTTAATCGTGCCAATAAAAATACACTGCCGTTTGTGGGTTCCAGAGGTTTTAGCATAGGGCAGTCTAAGTGTGTCAGCACGATTGGATATGAAATGTTTAACAGCAGCGACTTCCGCTTTACGTGTAAACTCCATTTCAGCGATTTCATTAATCCAATTGTTCCTCATATTCATAACAGTGTCTTTCTGGTGGGGGTCCAGGAACAACGTACCGTAGAATTGGCCACCCAGGGCGTGAATAGCGGAGGACTTGCCAGAACCTTGAGGCCCCTCAAGCACTGTCATTGTATCGACTTGACACCCTGGGTCGAAGACTCTGGCCGCTGCGCTAATCAGGGTGTTCTTAGCCACAGCACGTACGTATTTGCTATCCTCTGCGCCACAGTAATCGATAAGCCACGTATCGATACGAGGTTTACCGTCCCAATCAAGCGATTGAAGATAGGCTTGGATGGGGTGGTAGCGATTCACTGTGCCAACAATGTCCATCGCTTGGATAATATGCTTCTCGGTAGCCGTAAACGAGTACGCCTTCTTAAAAAACCACAATATGTTCGTGACAATCCGGTCGTTTATTTCGCCAGAGAACGCCGGGTTTTGGTTTTCCCAGGGTGGCGCGAATGAAAGTTCAAGTGTTTCAGTGAATTCGTTGTAGCGAACCATATTCTGTAAAGGGTTGTTGTAGTTGTTGTACGACGGGATTTTGAATAGGGCGACCACGTTCTCCAACAGCTTCTCTTTGATTAGCCCGTGCTGGTCAAGTACCAGTTGCTGGTCGTCCATCAACTGGATAGCGTTCCCAAAATCGTTCTTGACGTTGGTCATCTCGTCCGATTTCAGGGCATACTTACCCAAGATGGTGTTGATGTGTTGGTTCCCCGGGTTGTCCCTTGCGTAAAGATAAGCGTTATTGACAATCGTATCCAGCTCAGTATCCGTCCACGCGGGTAAACAGCGAGGGTTGTAGTGCTTCAACATCAAGTCATACGTTATATCGTCGCGGAGCCCTTGGTCGCGTAGCATACACGCGGCCTTAAAGGTTGTTTCGTTCCCGCCGTTTCCGGCGATAGCTACTGGGTACACTCTTAACCGTTTGATGCAGGAGAGGATAGTAGCGTCGTCCTCCTTCCACGAAACATCTTCACCTAACGAATGTATCCCCCCACAATAACGAAGCTCGTCTATGAGTTCGTCAGGTGCCTCTGGGACGTTATCGAAGTCTCCCTCGATTAACGTGTAGGTCGCCCCGCTCGGGTGGAGTGAACCAGCGCCGATGACGTAATGCCCCCGTCGCTGAAAGTCTACCCCGGCGTATTGGGGTAGTTTATGAACCAGACGAACGCCCTTGGGTTTTTTAAAGTACCAATGCTCCCCCAGGGATGTTTTGACCCGGACGGGTTTTACTTTATTCCGGGCCATCATCTTCTCTAGCTGGATTGAGGTATCGATAACTACCCCATCGTGGTCCTTTGGGAAGTTCCGTGGGTCGATATCTATCACCAAGTCGTCATCTTGTAAAACCACAGCGAAGTTCCCGGGGAACTGTTTTGGTGTCATCGAAGAATCGGGTTTCGCTTTATTCCACCCCGGACCCGCCACCTTACCATTCGTAGGGACTAACGCATACCCGGCATTGATGTACTGGGTGATGTATTCGTCTTTAGAATAAGTCTGTGACATCGGGGTGGTACGCCTTTCTATACTGTGGACCTGGAGTGCTACGGGCTCTGTGGAGTCGCATTTCTTCACGGGCTGTTTTTACGTCGACGGGGTTGAACATCCAATCCCGGCTCATTTTAACCCCCGGTATCTCCCCACGCAGCGCCATACTTCTGACGCGCACCGGGGACAATCCCAGGATGTCCGCCATATCGTTGGTTGGTATGTAGTACTTCCCGTCAATCTGAACGGCGGCTTTAGAGTTCTGCTTTGGCATGTGTGTCTTCCTCTTTTAACGTGTATAACTGGTCTAACGCACCCTCAAAAGGGTCATCAGATACTACGCCTTGTAGTTGCATAACCGTGCCGATACGGCTATCTACTTGGTCTACACCGTCCAGCAGTTGCTTTGTTGTAGGCATAGACGTTTGGATACCTGTAAACGGTTCGTTCATATTGATATTTTGACCCAGGGAGCACTGGGCATAGCATTCGCCCGCGATAGCCATATACGTAGCACCGTCGACATAGTTGTCTTCGTGTAGTACCGATGCACCGATACGCGACAGTTTAGCCATTACCATAATGATAGCCATATCGCCGGAGTTAAAGTGCGTGTCAAACTGTGCGTTTACTAGCGCTGCCATACGTGTGAGGTTCGTATGTGGGTCGCCGTACGATTGGTTACGGTCGCCGGTGGTTAAGTTGATACCCTGTTGTAGGATGTTAGCACGTTGCATTCTGTTCGTCCTTTCTACCTGTCAATACAAATTCACTGAACCGCCCAGCGTTACCACCCTGGGTCGGAGGCGGGCTCATACTATTACCCCGCGAGCCTTGATACATCACTTCCAGCGCCACCCTGGCTAGCCACATTAGGTTGTCCGCCAGTTCTATCGGTTCGTCCGTGCTGTAATTACTTGTCGCTTCCATATGACAGTACCTTTGCTACTAATTTTTGTACCGCAACTTCGTCACCATCCAATTCAGTAATCCCAGTACGTCTTTTTAGGATAACTTCGTCCTCCATCGTCAGTCCCACGACGTACTCTCTGATGAGGTCCATAGAAAAATCCTCCTATGTGCAGTGCTGCGATGAACGCAAACATTACGTACCCGATGATAATGACCGGCCACATACTATACGGTTTCTTCCGGTGTGTGAATAACAACGCCGTCTTTAACGACACCGGTTGCCGCAGCGTCGAGCGACGTGTACTTAGGTGTGATACTTTGCCCTTCAGCTAGCAAGCCACCGTGTTTGTTGATGACGTCGACGATGACGGACTTGGGGACGTAGCTGTAAATGTTGTCTGTAGGGTCGTCCTTTCCGCTAGCGTCGTACGGCATCAGTAATTCTTCGGCTTCGTTAGGGTAACCCACCTCAAAGGTATCCCAGGGGCCGAAGTTGTTTTGGGGTTCGCAGTAGCAGCTCCATCGAGCTTGCACTGACATATCAAACCCGTCAACACACGTCACCCTGGGTGCTGGGTCAATCCACATCTCTTGTGTCTGTCCTTCGCGTGTGCGCTTTGCACCATCCATATACGCATCTAAATCTTCAGCAGTGAACATTGTTTTGTTTCTCCTTTCTTGTAAATCTAACCACTGCCCGTCTCAACGATGTAGTGGTCGCCAATATCCGAAGACGTAAGACGGTTCTATACTGTCATTGGGAAGTCGTAACGAGAGGGAAAGTACTCCGTACGGTAAGCGCTATATCATCGAAGTGACTACGGCGTCCCGTCAGGCAGTCTGTTAGATTTAATCCTACACTACGTGGGCTTGCCAATCCTCGGCTAAAATATCCGTCTGGCTAGCCAACCAAGGGACCAGTTTATCGTCAGCGGTTTTCATTGCGATGAATTGTTCAAAATGACCGCGTTCCGCACGCCCCGGGATGTAGAGGTACATACCTTTACCGTTCCACCCTATTCGAGAAACGCGACTACCGTCTTTCAACGATTCGAGAGCTTGGCTAAAATCCATTGTCATAACAATTCCTTTCATTAAAAACGTTAGAGTTCCTATTCTACTTTATCGTGGTAAATTGCGCAACCTTATTCGTCGTCATCCGTATCTGGAATAACACTGGTTATGTCTTGGCTATTTAAAAAGGCGACTAGTCCATCTAGGCAAGTTTTACAGGCTTTTGCTACATAAAATTGAGAGGCCCATGAATCAGCATTTGGTTTTCTACTCCGTGGGTCTGAAACATACTCAGCTCCGTCTTGACAAACCACCTTCCTGCAAACGTCACATTCAAATAGATTGGCTAAGGGTAGCTCATCAAACTCTTCCATTAGCAGCTCGTCTGTTAATTTACTATGCAGTGTGGCGGAATCGTAAAAAGCACCGCCTTCACCGGAGTACTTTTCCATATTCTCAACCCACCGCTGAGCGTCTTCTTCTTCCAAGAAAGCTGGCCCTGCATCGGTTCCATTATGCCAAGTCGTATAAATAGACTGTAGCTTCGTTGAAGGCCGGTTGGGGCACTTGGGGTTATGCACGTCACCGACTAACAACTCGCATTTTGTACAGAATTTACTACTCATTCGCTCGCTCCTTTGCGCGTGTTCCAGAGTTCAAACGTTCTCCTAAGACATGTGTCTTCATCGTCTTCACCATGCACAGTAGGTCCGATACACCCACAGGAACGGCAACCGACTTCGACAAATTCGTCGCACCACTCATAATCAACACGGTCTGACCCACAAAAAGGGCACTCTCGCAGCTCACTCATGGTCTTGGGCCTCCTATTCAAGCATTCACAACCATCCAAACACTTCTCACAAAAGCTACTCAAACGGCACCTCCTCGTTTGTCCCTTTGGTATCAACCCACCAACGTAATGAGGGCTCCACAATTTCAAACAAAGCAATCAACCCAGGGGTTAAAGCCTTAAACTTGCGCTTAATTAGCTCAAGCTCAACCCTCAACGCATCCCGCTCCTTGGTCACGGCGTCGAGCTGGGCTTGTATGGCGGTTATCTTTCTTTCTAGCGGGGGCTTGGTCAAGGTCATGATGACCTGTGTGTATTTTGGATCCTCACAGGGTTGACCGGTAGGGTGCATGGCATTGCAATTGAAGCAGAATTGGTACTCGCTCACCCCCACACCTCCACCTTACTGCCGCGCATGAAGGCTAGTTGGATGCGGTCTTGCATATCGCTAAGCTTAGCCCACCGTCTAGATGATTCTGACTCTGATAAATACTCGTCCTCATACCTTTTAATCCACTCCGTCACACTCCCATCCACGTTGTGAATGCGGATGCGCGAGGCCATAAGTGTCCCAGCCACGTCATTATGTAACCACTCAATACAGTCTGCGAGAGGCGAACCTTTTTTAATTCCCTCAAGATAGTGGTTGAATTGTGGCCGCCATTCGGGCTGCTTCTCGACCACGATGGCTTCGTAGAGGGGGAACTCAGGAACATCTGGCTCCCATCTATTGCTGGCCCGGTAAGACTCCGGTAATCTATCTCCATCTAAACGAAATAAGTGTCTTTTGTGGTCGAAAAAATAATCCCCTACATGGGTTGGGGTTGCTATATTCCCCACTATACGGCGCGTAACGCCCTCGACGGTGACTTCAGTCATTGGGTTGCTCCTTATAGTCAGTTTCGTCGCCTCTAAAAAGCTCTTTAATCTCATACAGCACAATGCCTTGATAGCCTTCTTCGGCATTAGCGGCAAACTGAGCTATTTTTGCTTCAGCTTCTTTAAGTGTGGTGAAGTCATAGTGGCCTATGCGTCCACCGTCGTCTTCAAAACTTAACTTGTAACGCAACAAATCACTCGGTTTTAGGTTTGCCTGGCAATTTTCGCAACGATGAAAATAGCGACAGTTGCCGCACCATCCGCCCATCTACGCACCTCCGTTCAGTTTCTTGGTAACTTCACTCATCGTCCCAAAAACGTAGTAACGGTCCCCAGTGATTAAATAAATCATCGTGACCGGTTTCGGTTCCGGGTCAATACGCTTCGGGCCGTAAAACGAGGCGTAACTAACCAAGTGGGCTGGTATAACATACGTTGCGTCGTGGCCGGACAGGTCCGCGCTGGGGACATCAAACAACGTAGTTTCAAACTCCACAAAACGCGGGGTTATGTTTATAGATGATGCGGTAAACGTGGGGACTGTCATCGTTTTAACCCTTTATATTCTATTTCTTCTAGTACTTCAGGCATATTACCCCCTATAACGGGGCCTAAACCTTCAATGATTGAGTAGATATGATACCCGTCGAAGTTGTACCAAGCGTCGCTGTGCTCCCTGGGGCCTTCATCCGCCAAATCATACGCCTCTTGAAACGCTTTCTTGGCTTCTTCAACGCTGTTGTATGGGCCGTACAACCCATGCATATAGATGCCAGCTTTCATTATGTAGTACTTAGGGCCAATCAAAGCGTCTACTTGCTCTTGCACCATCGTATCGCAGCGACCACACATATAGTAACCGTCCAAACAATGCAAGACCGTATCAACACGCTCAGATAAGCTGCCTCCTTTCCACCCACAATCCGGGCACTTTGTTATCTCTGTATTATTCGTCATCATTCACCGCCTTCTTAACGTCTTTAACCGCTTCCTCTTTACGTTTGCCGAGTTCTTCGTCCAAGTAGGACTCGAAAATCTGCAACGTTTTATTCGGGATGCGACCCATAGTTTCAATAGCGGCTTTCTGATTTTGCAACAGCATCGGTAAGCCGACAATTAGAATGGCTTCTTTGGTGTGAGGGATGAACGCCCCGGTGAAAATAATAGCACTGGGTAACAAAATGGCCGCCACCATACCCGTTACAATCTTCCAGTAGATTCTACGCTTATTGGTGATGGTTTTATCGTCGGCCACACATACCACCGCAACGCATCCGATGAACAACAGCGCGAAACATAGCAACACCGTTACCGTGGTGAAGCCCGCCAACATCCCGTGAATGTGGTCTAAACGTGTTACCCAGTAAATTTGCCAAGAATCAATCATAACGTTTCCTTTCTTTATTCGTCTAAGTAACCCCGCCCTGCCCGGCGCTCGGGACTCTCACCCGATGCTCACGGTGGCTTACGCTCTAACCGGGCAGTTTGGGGTACTGCTCCACCAGGAGAATACTATGCTCGTGGGTAAGTATTGGTTATTCCTTACAACCCTAGTGGCGTTTATCACTAGGCACTCCGCTAAGCGTGCCACGAGCTATTCTACAATCTCCAATTTTCTGAAACTACTTGCCACCTTGGGTCGCCGATTATCCATAGGTGTACCCGAAGTCTTATACTTGTCAGCAACTGCCTCAAACTTGCAATTACCCTTGCTCATACCCCAATAAGAAGTACTAAAGATGCAGCGAGTACAGTCTTTGTTGCTATTAATGCAGTGGGCCAGGTCGTGTGATACGACAGTATCGTAAACGTGGGTGACCACATTTTGGGTAGACATCGCGTTTTTCCTTTTCCTTAATACGAGAATCTTTCGTCAAATCGTTCGTTTCTTATACGGTCAAATCGTTTCAACCAACTATCATAGACTATAACAGAGAATGGTAATTCGTGCAATCGTTTTTTAAACTCGTTGTATCCTTCTGCTTTCAACGCATTTGCCCCACCCAGGGTGTAATGTGTGTAATAGCCGTGGGATACAGTGAAGTATCCGCGCTCAAATGTATACGCTTGGCACATGTCCGCCCGTTGGAACTCTGGGTCGGGGATGGTAGGAAAGACGGCGATAAGCCGTCTCTCCCTATTTACGATGCGTATAATAACGGGTTCGCGTAATGTTGGCATTACTTTTTTACCGTCTTTCCGGGCTTTCTAACCTCTGCGTTTGTGTGGTTGATGATTAGCTTGGTCACCTCATTTTGTTCTTTCACCTCGGCGCTCAACGTAGAAATTCGCCCGTTTTGACCCCGTATATCAGCGCTTATAGCTAGTAAGTTATTGTTACAGGCTTTGATGAGGTGCTTAGTGTCTTCAAACCAGATAACCGCGCCGCGTATTTTATCTACAATACTGGACACGATAGCCGCCAACACGGCCAAGAGAATCGCACCAAATATCGCAGCAAACAACCCTGGGGCTAACACTACGGCTATTTCGTGTACATCAAACATTGCTTGTCTCCTTTAAATAACCTTCTAACAGTGCTATTCTAACCGCTTGTTTTGTGTTCGCTGCCCCTAAAATCTCACGAGCAGCGCTAGCTTGTATGTCTACCGTTTTTATGGATTTGTTGAGCATCTCTGCCGCTTGTTTGAGCGTGGACCCAGGGTTATCGTGCAAGCATTGCAACAGTTCTATTTCAGCAGCGGATAAATCATAGCACCTGGGTGGCATCGTCGTTTTCCTTTCTAAATGTTGAAGTATTGCGGTTCTTTAGGCTTGTAGTTATTCAACGCATCTACTATAAGTCGAGTTAGCGGAGAGTCATCTAACTCTAGAATCGGTCCCTTGTAAGGGACGGTTACTTCAAATACTCCATCCTTTATCGCGAATGGCGGGGTTGGCATTTTGGCTTGGAGCTTACCCTGGGTGGCGTTTATTCTTATGTTGAACTCTTTTGAGTTCTCGATATCTATAGATAGTTTGTTGTCGTTACCGAACTTACATATGCTTCGGCACGACCAGTATTTAATACCCGTCCTTACGTTTTTAAAAATACCAAGTCCTGAGTTTAATAACACCCATTTCTTTCTGTGCATCACCGCTGCTCCATTAATACGCTTACTAACAACGGGGTGAGGTAGTAACACCCCACGGGTAACCAAAGCCCCTTCACGAGCCACACAGCTAGCTCACAAAGCGCTTTTAACTCAGACTTAATCGTACCCATATTGTTTAACGCCTCCATTTCTGTTGATTAACCCGATTACTTTAGTTACTGGGACATAGGCGTATATATAAGCCCCGGATACTACAGACGATTTATACTGTGCCCAGGATGCTATGCGCCGCGATGCTTTAACTTCTACGTCGTAAAACTCGGCTTTACCTGGGAACCTAGTACTATGCCATCCATAACCCCGTTGGATACTCAATTCTAAACCGCTTTCAAGTATCACAGGGTGGGTAAGGTGCGAGCACTCCGGGTCAGGTGTCCTTAAAAACTCTTGAAATTCTTCTGGTGTCATCTTAAACATAACATTAACCCCACGTCTTATGCTTTTCGGCGATGTGCTCCATCCCGTCGTATTCTTCTATCGTGTATTCGGTGAATATAGGAATCTCGACGATTTTTAATTTCGCATACTTACCGCTTGCGACCTCTGGGCCTCGTGTGGCTTCATAGTGCTGTTGGATAGGAACGCCGTACTCTGCCAAACGCTCATACGCTGCACTCGACAACCCAAAGCCGCCATAACACGAGTTGATTACAACCCGGCGTTTACAGGTTAAGGCGATTGTGACAAAACCAGCAACAACACATAAGCCGGTGGTGATAGCAAAATCAGTTAATAACATTAGTTTTTACCCTTCCATTCTTTGTAACACTTTTCTATGTATTCAATCTCACTAAATGGCACGGTGTGACATCCAGCTATAACAACTTGTTTAGTGGTGTCGACCTGGGTAATGGTAAACCCGGCTAGTTTTTGGCCCAAGAGGCGACCGTGTTTGAATGCTGCAAGGGCCTTTAGTACGTCCTCCTCCATAATCGTAATACCTTTAGACGTTCTGACATCGAATCGTGTTGTTTCGTTCGGTCCTAAATGGCGCAAGTATGTGAACTCATAACCGCTAGGCGCTTCATTGCTCAACCCCTCACGCCATTTCTTTAACCAACGTTCAACGCTTCTTGCTTTACGCTCAGCGTGTTCTTGAGCGCTTAATGCTTGTACCTCTGGGTCACAATCGGCATCGTAGCGTTTCTGTAAATCAATCGACGGAATGAGTTTATCACGTGTTTCTGCTATCAGGTGACCCCACGGTGCAAACTCCTCTGGATACAGTTCAATGCAGCGCTCTAACCAATGTAAATGCGTTTCACGACGGCTTGCTAAGTATTCATACTGACTAACAAACCGCGTCTTGCAGCGTGCGAGCTTTTTGTATTCTTGCTCAAACCATCGACCCAGGTTGTGTAAGTATGTTTCAGGGCCACCGTCGCACGGTAGTTTATCGTGATGAGTGTTTGCTACGTGGCAACCATCAGGAAAATCAATCCTCTCTAAGTGAGACGATGCAGCCCAAGCCGCGCTTTGGTGGCGCTGCGTTGTGGGGGAGTAATTGGTTGATGTGTGAAACGTCACACCACCACGTTTAATGGCTATGACTATGTTGTAACTGTACAGAGTCCCGGCGGAGAAACTAAAAGAACCGTTTGGGGTCGACCCAGGGGTCTCTCTGTTATGTGCCCAACAATGGGCAACGTCGTGTTTAGGCATATTGCGAGCGTTATTGTGTAAGTAACTCATCTGTCGTTTTTCCTTATGCTAAGCGATACTACCGTTTTCGGTAAACTCATACTCATTAATCTGAATGTGTTCGATGATAGATTCGTCGCTTGTAAGATACTCCCTGTCTTTCTCCCAAGCCGTTTCAAAACTTGAAAGACAGTCACGCAATAACTCTTCTAACGTGGTGTTTTTATTGGGTGCTTTGATAAACGCTCTTAGTGGGTCAAGTATGGATTCATCCCCACAATAACCGGTGAACGGACAATCTTTTGCTATGCGCTTAACGTAGTCTCGATTGTGGAGGTACTTCCAAAGGCGAAGCCCCTTTAACTCAAGGATATTGTCGTCGATTCGCCCATAATTAAAATATAACCTCTCGTATCGGGTGTCACAATCCAAGTTAAATAGTTCTACAAACGCATTAAGACTATTGCACCATTCACGATGCCAAGTAGGGTCTGATTCCTCGCAACCTCTATACCAGTCGATTGCTTTTTGCTTGGCTTCATCCGTAGGCAATTCATCATACTTATACAGGGTTGTGGTAATTGTACGCATTAGTTTTGCACTCCCTTGGCTTTAGCGCGTAACTCACATAACGGATACAGGCCACCGTAACGGCTATGTGTTGCGTTGACGTATAAAGTGTATTCAGGGTCGCCATCAACCTCGAATTTAGAACGGTGCAACCTGTCTTGTAAAAACCCCACGTTCTGCAAGGCTTTAACGATATTAGCGTCTGTATCGTCATCATTGACTGTGATAGTCAACCCAGTGTAGTGGGCGTCGTTTACTTCGTAGCCGTCTTTTGGGTTGCCTAGCACGTCATAGTTAATAACATCGTATTCCATCAGCTTTGCACTCCCTTGGCTTTGTTGATGACGTGTTGGGCCTTGGCCACAATACTGCAATAACTGCACGCACAATCGTTATCGTGCGGTGTTGGACCATTGTACTTTATGTATTGCAGGGCACTTTCCAACACCTCTAACAACTCAGGTGCAGCGGCTATGAGGTCACATAAGGACCCAATATTCTGAGGTGCAGCGTGATAGTTTACCTCACATACATGCGTGTTTTCACTCGCCCGGATGATGTAGCGAAATCTACTGCCCGTTGTGTCTATCTCAACACGCCAGGGTCCGGGCATGTGTTGCGCTTGATTAACCACGTTTCAAGTCCTCCAATTTTAAAGGGGTGCTTACTTGTTCGATTATGTAACCCATGGCTTCGAGCCTACATAAAGCGTTATGGGTGAATGTTTTTGTACCCAGGAGCTCACAAAACTGTTTAGCTACGGTGTTGTGAGGGTAAACGGTAGGAGTGCCGTAGTTGTTACGCACGGTGCACTCAATAACGTTAGGTAATGACATTGTTTTCGTTTCCTTAAATTGGGGTTTCTAACGTTTGTGTAAGTTTATGATAGGGGATTAATCAATTCATGTCAATTACTTACCGGTGCGATGTTAATTAATGTTAAGAAGTGTATGTGTTATGTATGGGGTGTTTATGTGTGATTTTAATGGGATTTTTAGCGATTTTAGGAGTTGCGTTGTTGCGCTTATATTAAAAATCGGCTAGATGGTTTAGTGGTTTAGTTTGTGGCCATTTTAAATAGGAGCTCACTAGTAAGTCAAAGTACTATAAAGTATTTTATTTTAATTATTTCTTTTATTTTTGTTTTGCGAAATTGGGTTACTAGTGAGCTTGTATTAAAAATCGCTGTAAAAACCCCTGGGTAATTGATTCGACGATTTTTAATATAAGCGCAACAATGCATGGTCTAAAAACGTTAGCGTCCATAATATACAGGAGTAAGTAATTCAACGATTACCAAACTCAAGCCCCCCGTCTGGTTTGGGGATAATCGCCGCCGCCGCCTTAGTCTCCCAAGGCTCTGTGACCTAGTGCCAGTTTCCATGATTGTTTATTACAGAACCCTTGCCTAGTCAACGTCTTGGGGATGTTGAGGCTATCAATGTATTGGTTATTTGTGCGCTTGTATTCACATACAAGTGTGCGAATCATTAAGTACGCGCGGGCGTGCGCGCTCCTTTAATTCTTTATTTTAACCCCCTCCCCCTTTTTCCGACCCCCATGCATCCCAGCTCGTGGCGTCGTCTACGCTGGGGGAGTCCCTTACTCCCGAACCACACAACCCCACACCGTTCGAGCTTTAGCGCTCCCCAAATAACCAACAAAACCACCCCTTCCCAGTACACAAATTCAAAATGCCCAGTCATACCAACCGGTTCAAGCTTTAGCGCTTCCAAAAATAAACCACCTGACGGCTTCGACAGGTGGTGTAAAAAGGAAAAAACGAAAACGATATGTCACTAGTGATATGATAGCATAGTCTTGTAATAGCACAGGAGTAGAACCCAATGACTACGAAAGCCAGCAGCAAAAAAGAAACGGGAGCCCCCCTGGGTAAAGGAAACACGATGTACGAAGTAGGGGTATCGGGTACGTATTTTTCGGCGTCTGAGAATGGAACGGGCAACACGGTGAAGAATTACGACGTGAAAGTAAACATTCCAGAATCGTTGATGCCTTGCGCACTGTCGCATATTAAGAATCACTTGTTAGAGCCAGCGCTCATCAAGTTAGACCCTGGGTATAAAGGGTTTCGTACTCACTTCATCACCGGTGTGATTAACCTGGATGACCCGGCAGAAGAAGTCACCTCGCCTCAGTTTATGAGCAAAGGGGCGCTGCTTAAGTTCATCGATAAGAAAGAACTCCCCGTACAGCCCCACCTGTACCCAATGCTAGAAGACTTACGTCAAGCTGTTATCGCGTGTCGTGATGATGAAGAAGCCTTCTTAGCAAACCAAGCGCATCACAAAGAGTTCCACGAAGCTGAAATTCTGACACAGACCGCGCTTGTAGAAGCCAACCCTGATTTGTTTGAGTAAGCTCTATGGCAAGGAAAATACGAGACTCCTTAGCTGGTTATCAAATGTCCGCCGAAGATGATGACGACTTCGGCGGGCTTTCCTTGCCATCCGTGGTTCACCCATACGCCGTTAAGCGCCACGGGATGACACGCATCACCTGGGATGAGAACGGGATGCCCGTCTTGGAAGACGTGCCGCCGCGTACCGAAGACGGGATGAAAAAGATTACCCATACGCTGTTGTCCTCTCCGTATCAAGGACACATCGATGAAGAAACCGGTGAAGTGCTGTTCTTTGAGGGTTTAGCCGGAATGACGCACGCTGAAGCGTTGCAGCGTATCTTGATTGGTAAAGCCATCAACGGAAGCATTAAATCAACAGAGATTCTATTTGATAGAGCGTACGGTAAACCCAAGCAGCAAACAGAAAACGTAAACTTAAATATGTCGTACGAAGACTTCCTAGACCGTCTTGCCGCCAAAACAAACAACGAGTCACCCCCTGGGCCGCTTACCGTTGACATACAACCCGAGAGTATAATTGATGACTTACTCTAAGGAAGAGCAACGCGAATTAATCCACAAGCGACTCGTTAATGACTTCGAGTTCTTTGCCGAAAACGTATTGACCATCAAAGACAAGAACGGAGAGTTCATCCCGTTCCAACTCAATCGTGCCCAGAAATACCTCCACGAACGTCTAGAAGAGCAGAAACGTCGCACGGGTATGGTAAGGGCCATAATTGTTAAAGGACGTCAGCAGGGCTGTTCTACGTACGTCTCAGCGCGATATTACAAACACGCGCTCCACAACTCAGGAAAGAGCGTTTACATCCTGTCGCACGAAGCTGCGTCTACAGAAAAGCTATTCGCGATGGTACAACGCTATCTGGGAGAGTCTCCCGAGCCCGCCCGACCGCAAATGGAAGTACTCAACCAACGCCAGATGAAAATGAAAAACAATAGTGAGTACAGCATCGGGACCGCCGGGGCTGGTACAACTGGGCGTAGTCAAACTAACCAATACTTCCACGGTTCTGAAGTAGCATTCTGGGAGACATCCGCACAATTGGTGACCGGGGTACTGCAAACCGTAGCGGATATCGAAGGCACAGAGATTATCCTTGAGTCTACCGCTAACGGTATAGGTAACTTCTTCCACCGCAAGACGATGGAATCCTTAGAGGGCAAAGGGGTTTACGAAGTTATCTTTATTCCTTGGTACTGGCAACCCGAATATACCGCTCCACCCAAGCCCGACTTCGTTGCTACTGAAGGTGAGTTAGAACTGGTAGACCTATACGGCTTGACTGACGGGCAACTCCAGTGGCGGAGAAATAAAATATCAGACCTGGGTGAGAGTATGTTCAAACAAGAATATCCTTTCACCGTCGAAGAAGCGTTCCAGTCGTCAGGTGACTCATTGATTTCTGCAACTGCTGTGCAGATGGCACGCAAACAACACACCCTGGGTCTAAGAGACACGGTAGCACCTATTGTTATAGGAGTAGACCCTGCAAGGAAAGGTGACAGAACTATTATCGTTGTTAGGAGAGGTAGGCAAACCCTTGAAATACAACGACACACCGATATGGACGAGATGCGTCTAACCGGTATTACGTCTACCCTGATTGATAAATACAGAGCCAAGAAGTGCTTCATCGATATCGCGTCAGGCGCAGGGACGTATGACCGTCTGCGAGAATTAGGCTATGAAAAGGTTGTAACCTGTGTTCACTTCGGTTCTAAACCGATGGACCCCAGGTTCTTGAACAAGCGCGTAGAGATGGCGTTTGCGTTTAAAGAATGGTTAGAAGGGGGCTTGTTGGATGACCCAGTGTCTATCCCAGATGACGAAGACGTAGCCACAGACATCCTTGCTATTCCCGACTATAAGCAATCATCAACAGCAAAAATACTTTTGGTTTCCAAAGATGAAATTCGTAAGACGTACGGCAAGTCTACCGATATTTTTGATGCCTTTATTCTGACGTTTGCATTCCCCGTTAAATCCGATACTATAGAAACAGCTATCGCGCAGCGTCGAGAAAAAGAACGACGCAACAAAGGTCGGAGCTTAACGCTCGCAAAGTTAATGCCTAAACGACCGGGACGTCGTGACCGCTACGCAGAGGAGGATTACTAAATTGGGACCACTTGCTGCTATCAGCGCTATAGGTACATTGGCTACAGGTGCTGGTGCGCTTATTAGCGCCACACGAAAACCCAAGATGCCGTCTCTACCGGATTTTAATTCGTTGGTTGCTCAGAACCAAACCACCCCCACCGCTATCGCAAAGCCTGATTTGAATGCGGAAGCTGAAGCGGAAAAGAAACGTCGTATTGCTGATGGTACGTACAACCCGGGTGGATTCTCTTTGTTGTCCACATCAGCACAAGGTGATTTAAGCAAGGCTACGACACGTCGGGCCAAACTGTTGGGGTACTAAATTATGGGCTTTAATCCTGCCACACTGTTTCGTTCTTCATACTCCGCGCCCACGACTGCCGTGGGTCAAGCCGCCATCGCTAACGCATTAAGTCCAAGAGCGACTACCACAGCACCCGCCACTCCCACGCCAGTAAACATATCCAACTCCGTTGTCCCCGCGGTAAACGAAGATGCTAAAGCGGCTGTTAAAGTGTTAGCAGGTGCGTATGCAGGCTCCCCCACATCCTCTCGTCTGGGTGACTCAGGGTCCGGCATTTTATCTTCTAACAAGCCCAAGGGCCGACGCTCTCAATTCTTAGGAGTGTAGGAATGGACTTAACTGCAAACGAAGTATATGAACGGTTTATGGCTGCGGAGCGCGAAAAGCAACCGTGGCTAAATACATATCAGCGTGTAGGTGAGTACGTAATGTCCCGTAAGCAATCGTTTACGGTACAACAACCTCAAGCTGCCATATTCAACGAAGAGCTGTTCGACGATACCGCCCAAGAATCCAACCACAAGATGGCTTCATCCCTCATCGGGGCGTTGTGGCCTAACGGCGCAAAGTCGTTTAGAATCCTAGCGCCTTTGGCGTTCACCGAGACCAAGAGTGAGAGTGACGAGGTTAAGAAGTACTACGAGTACGCTACCCGGCAGATGGCGTACTATATGGACCAACCCGAGTCCGGGTTGGGGACTAGCCTTGACGAGTATATGCTGGACCAAGGTGCTTTCGGTATTAGTGGTATTGGAGCTTATGACAATGATGACCCAGATGTCCCCATTATCTATACCCCTTACGATGCTAAAAAGCTATACATCGACGAGAACTCCCGTAAGTTCGTCGACACAATCTTCATTAAACAAATGTTTACAGCGCGTCAGCTTATTCAAGAATACGGATACGATAACGTTTCAAAGCACGTCAAAGATTGCTACGACAAAAAATCAGGCGGTAGCAAAAAGGGCGAATCAGAGCAAATTGAAGTTCTAACATACATCGGCCCTCGTACAATGCGCGACCCGGATGCTCCCGGCGCTAAGAATATGCCTTACCGCGCTCTGCATATGGAGTTAAAGACTAAGAAGCTGTTGAGAGAAACAGGCTACAACAGTCTCCCTATTGCAGTATGTCGGTTCTGGAAAGCTATGGGGGAGAAGTACGGACGCTCCCCCGGTATGAACAGCTTACCGTCTATTCGTGAAGCTAACGCGTTACGTGAACTGTTTATATTAGCGGCGGAGAAGAACTTAGACCCACCTATTCAAGTTATGGACGATTCGTCACTGGGCAATGGTGTTGTTGATACAAGCCCTGGTGGTGTCACGGTATTTACTATTACCGGTAGGTTAGGCAACACCAACGCCCAGAAGCCTGTAGATTTGTTGTACCCAGTGGGAGACCCCTCTTGGGCTATGCAGCGGTTGCAAGACCTGAAGGAAATCATCAGCAACCATTTCTTTATGGACCGCTTGATGGACCTGAACAACGAGACCCGTATGACCCTGGGTGAGGCAAACATCCGTAACAAGCTACGTGGTGAGTCGTTGAACCCAATCTTTACCCGTCAGATTACCGAACTGTTTAAACCTTTGATTGATAGAACCTTTGAAATCCTTTTCAATAAAGGATTACTCGGGGTAATCAAAGGCTCTGAATTAGAACGGCAGCTAATCGTAAAGGGTATCCGGCCTATCTACGTGCCGGATGCCATAGCTGAACTTATTAAGAGCGGACAGAACGCGTATAGAGTGGAGTTCATATCCCCGGCTTCTCGTATTATGCAGGTAGACGAGTTATCCGGTATTACCCAGTCCTTAGAAGCTGTCGGTGGCATAGTAGCGTTTGCACCTAGCTGCGTAGATGGTTTTGACGAGGATTATACGGTCCGTCGTATTACTGAGTTAGCGGGCGGGTCGTCGTTAATGTGGAAGTCGCTGGAGGCCACTCAGAAAATCCGTGACGCCAGAGCGAAGATGCAACAGGAAGCAGCGGACCAAGAGAAAGACCGTCAGGCGTCTGAGACGGCCAGGAATGCGGCGCAAGCAGTAGGAACGATACAGAATGGAAACGGAAGCTAAACCGGACATTTACGAGGCGCACAAAGCCGCTAAAGAGCGGGAAGCCAAAAGGCTTGAGCAGGCTAAGCGCGAAGAACGAGAAATGAAAAACGCCTTTATGGCCGTGGCTAAAACAGCACAAGGTCAAAAAGTACTAACGTACATTATGACTATGTGCGGGTTTAAAGAAAGTTCATTGGTAGGAGACCCTGTTAAAGGGCTCATCCAAGACCGGGGCACGTTGTATAATGAGGCCCGCAGGAACGTTTACATCGAACTCCGAAAACTTATCCCTGTTACGTATTTGAATATCATAGAAGCGGAAAAGGAACCTGTTAATGAACAAGAATAGTTTTATTCGCTCGTTGTTTTGTTATATGAGCGACGAAGCTGGTGCTGAAGGTGGAGCAGGGGATGCTGCAACTACTACAGAGGCCACCACTACAGAAGCTACGCCTACCACTACAACAGATGCGACACCCGATTTTTACAACACACTGCCAGAGGCGTATCGCGATAAAGAGTACTTCAAAGCCCTGAAGTCCCAAGATGACTTATTGGAGCAATTTGACAACGCTCAAAAACTCATCGGCAAGAAAGCCGTCCCGGATGAGACCAGTACTCCAGAGCAGTGGGAAGAGTTTTACGCTAAGCTGCGTCCCGCTAGTGCAGACGAATACGCCATACCAGACCCTGAGTACCCCGACGAGCAAACCAAAGCGTTGCTTGAAAACTCACGGTCCCCTGAGCTTTTGGCCCAAATGAAGAGCGTCTTCCACAAAGCTGGCTTAACCAAGCAGCAAGCGGCTACCGTCGTATCTGAGTATGAAAAAGCACAGATGCAGATGTTTAAGCCGTTGTTTGAAAGCATCATCTCCGAGCAAGAGGCGCTGAACAAGGACTTCGACGTTATAGGCAAGGAAGTCTTTGGCGATAAGTTTGATGCGGCGATTGAGACGGGTCGAAAACTTTACGAACAGTTCGCAGACCCCAAGCTGAAAGACGCACTCAAAGACGCGCCAAACAAAGTGCTCATTGGGCTCGCTGGCGTTCTCAATAAGATTAACGACACGTTCATCAAAGAGGGTGGTGTTATCGGGGACGGCGGCCTGGGTCATATGTCCGAAGCGGAGTTACGTGCTCGTATGCAAGATAACTACACGAAGCTGTATAAAATGAATCCGCTAGATGCTGAGTACCAACGGCTTAGCGAGGACAACCAGACAATCGCTAAACAGCTCGCCGAGGCCAAAAAGAGTCAGCGATAGTTGCGCTCTTTTTAGAATTTGGTATGATTCTCGTAGGGGTAGCGATAAGTCCCTACAGATTTTTATGAGGGCGTGTCCGTAGACGGGTAGCATGTCATCAAAGTTAGCACTGTATTAAGTTATAGGAGTTGACTCACGATGGCTAACGCGTCTATCGATGATGCTCAAATTATTCAGTTCTCTGAAAACCTTCACGCCCGGGCCCAACAGGTCACGGCGCGTACTAAACCCTACGCCATCATCAAACCGATGACTGGTGACTATATGGCATATGACGGTGTCGGCATCCTGCAAGATGAAGAAATTGTAGGACGTAACCAACCCGTATCGTTCGCTGACGTCGAATTCTGGCGTCGGAAAGTGACCCGTAAACGGTTCGCCGTTACGGTAGCGCTGGACGATTACGATGTTAAGGGTATGTTGACCGACCCTCAATCCCCGTTGGTTGCTGCGGCTGCCGCTGCAATGCAGCGTCGCTGGGACCGTGTATTCTACAACTGCTTGTTCGCAGATGTGCTGACTGGCCGTGATATGGGTACTACGGTTACCTTCGCTAACGACGGCGGGTTGACCGTAACCGCTACCGGCGGTTTCACATACGCCAAATTGCTCAACGTTATGGCAAACTACATCGACAACGATGTAATGACCGATGGCACGCGTAAAGCCGCTATCCTGATTGCCGGTGATGAGCACACCGCCCTGATGTCGGAAACCCAACTGATTTCGGGCGACTACTCTCGTCAGTACGCTATAGATAACGGTCAAATGCAGATGGCTGCCGGATTTGAGTTAATCAAATTTGCCGCCAACGCAGTAGACCCCATTCTGACTGTATCTGGTGGTGTTCGTTCTTGTGCCGCAGTTGTGGAAGGTGCCGTTTGTATGGGCATCTCCTCCGACATGAAAATCAAGGTCGAAGAACGTAATGACTTGTACGAGACCACTCAAATCAAAGCCATTATGACCCTGGGTGCGGTTCGTACTGAAGGCAAACTCGTTCAGAAGATTACCACCACCGACTAGTAAGAAAGGAACTTTACTATGGCTGTTGAAAACAAATACGTCAGCGCTAAAGTAACTGCGGGTAAGCTAGAAAACCCGTCGTTCTCCGGCGGTGCTGAGTATCACGAAATGGTCATTACGTTTGAGGTTGCCGCAGCGGACGACGACGGGTCCGTCTATCGTCTGGCTACGCTACCCGCCAACGCGGTCTTGACCAAGTTCGCAATCTCTAACGATGCAATCACCGCTGGTACTGTGTATCACTCTGGTTTGTATCGTACGGTAGCCCAAGGGGGCGCGGTAATCGACTTAGACATCTTGGGCGCAACCCACGACATGTCTGCTGCCGCTACCAACGCCTCCCCCAAAGACGGTTTGAAGTCTGTCGATATCGCCGACCTTCAGAAACGTATCTGGGAAATCGCAGGTGATACCTTGCAGACCAAACGTGGCTCCTATGACGTAGCGCTGACAGGCTCTACTGTAGGGTCCGCTGCGGGTACTATCACTGCGCGTATCGGCTACTTAGTTTCCTAATCCCCCTGTCTCATTCCCGTTCACACAGCTCCCTCGCAGGTTATCCTGCGAGGGGGCATTTAAAAGAGGTGAGTCGTGGCTAAACCTATTTCTCCGGTGGACATTTGCAATTTGGCGTTGGATAGAATAGCCCAGACGGCCATCGCTAGCATCGAAGACCCCAACAACGACTCCGAAGAAACGATGGCACGTTGGTACGACCAGACACGTCGAGAGTTGTTGCGCTCGTATGTGTGGAACTTTGCCAAGGGCAGAACGCTTATAACCCGCACGGGCACACCAGATTTCGACTACACAGATAAGTATCTACTACCAAACGACTTCGTGCGCGTCCTATCCCTGGGTGGTTACTCAGAGATTGACGCCATCAAGAATTACGATATCGAAGGAAAGTCCATCCTGCTTAATTATGGAGGGGCCACTTCGGTAAAACTCCGTTACACTAAAGATATCCAAGATGTAAGTCTATTTGACGCGCTGTTTATCAAGCTGTTGTACTTACATATTGCTAAGAACGTATGCTACAAGTACACAGTTAAAGCATCAATCGTTGAAGGCTTAGAAGCAGAGCTTACTCGTGAGGAACTTCAAGCGGTGTCAGTCGACGGGCAAGAACGTCCGCCCCGTCACAGACACGAGAGCAAAGTTATGAACCAACGCCGAGGGTTTTCTGGCCCAGGGGGCGGTAATACTGCTAACTACAACGAGAATGACTGGTAATGACGTTTGCCAACGACTCATTCGTCAACTTTGAGTTTGGCGAAATAGCCCCAATCGCTGATGCCCGTTTCGATTTGAAGATTGGCGTCAACGGCCTTAAGCGTTGCCAGAACTTCATAGTCGAACCCACTGGGCCCGTGAGATACCGTAACGGGTTTAAGTTCGTCCACTACACCCGCAGAATGAATGCAGCGCGGTTCATCCCGTTCCAGTTCAACGACCAGCAAGCCTACTTGGTGGAAGTTACCGACACAAAGATGCGATTCTACAAGGACGAGGCCATCATTGTAGAAGCGTCCAAAACTATTACAGGCATCACTAAAGCAAATCCCGCTGTTGTTACAAGCGCTTCACACGGATACTCCAACGGAGACGAAGTGTTTATCAACAACGTAGCTGGTATGACTGAGGTAAACGGTAAATCGTACATCGTCGCCAACGTAGCAACCAACACATTTGAGTTGACTGATGTGTTTGGGACAAACGTAAACAGCAGCGCGTACACTACGTACACATCTGGCGGTATCGCTGAACGCATCTACGAGATTACGACACCGTATGCGGCGGCGGACATAGAAGACTTGCAGTTCACCCAGAACGCCGACACGATGTACATCACCCACCAAACTTATCCCCCTCGTAAATTAACGCGCTCAGGGCACACTAGCTGGACCCTGGCGACGTACACGAGAACAACAGACCCATTTGGGTCAGCTACCAACTATCCACGCTCCTGCGCCTTCACATCGGACGCTCGTTTGCTTATGGGCGGAACCATTACAGCACCTGAAACTATATGGGGGTCACGGTCCCCTAACGCGTCAGGACCACGTTATGATGATTTTACTACCGGCACAGCCGCCGATGACTCAGTTAAATTTACCCTAGCCCCGGTTAAAGGCCAAGTAGACTCTGTACGTTGGTTATCTAATACTGACAAATTTATCGTGTGTGGCACGTATGGAACGGTACGTCGTATCTTCGGGGCGTCTGAACAAGAGCCCATCACGCCCAGCAGTATCAGCGCTAAACCGATTAACTCTACCGGGTGTCAATTAACGCTGCCGCAAACTGTAGGTTCCGCTGTATTCTATATTGAGCGCGGCGGCAAACGCTTACAATCGTTTGAGTACAACTATCAGCAGGATGGGTATATAGCTGTAGACCGTAACCTGATTGCGCCTCACTTATCCCAACCGGGCCTAAAGCAAATCGTGTTCCAGAACGGGAACCCGAACATCGCCTGGGCCTGCCGAGACGACGGAGTGTTGCTTGGGTTTACGTTTGAAAGCAAAGAAGATAAAGCAGCCTGGCATCGCCACATCCTTGGCGGGTCTGGAACTGTTGAGTGGGTGGGTCGTATGGCTCGCGACAGTAACGTAGAGCAGCTCTGGGTAATCGTAAAAAGAACTATAAATGGCCATACAGTGCGTACTGTAGAGTTTATGGAAGATGCTGTAGTGTTCCCAGAGATGGAAGACTTTATCACGCCTAACGGTAGCCCAGAGGAACAGGCTAGAGACATTGAGTTATTCGAGAACGCGCTGTTTGAAGCCGTTAAATATTCGGTGCATTTAGACTCTTGTGTCACCTACGACGGTTCAGACTATGGCAGTGACGCGGGTGCGTCTCTTACGTTGAGTGACGATACTGGTACTATAACAATCACAGCGTCTGCCGCAGTGTTCACTTCGTCTATGGTAGGTCGTGAGATTTGGCCAGCTTACGACACCGAGGGTCACAGAGGTGGCCGTATTGAGATTACAGGATACACGTCGTCTACCGTGGTTACAGGCTTAGTTTTGGCGAAACCCGAGTATTTAACCGCCGCAGCGGGTGAGTGGTTTTTGACAACCACGTCTGTTACCGGGTTGCACCATCTTGAAGGTGAAACGGTATCTATATCAGCAGATGCAATTGTACCAAGCGATGCCGTTGTAACCAACGGGGCGTTGACGTTGGATAACCCTGCTAGTGTTGTCCACGTAGGGTTTTCGTATACGGGCTTTGGTAAGAGTATGAACATAGAGATGGGCGGGTCTAGCGGTCCGGCCCAGACTAAGCCTCGCAACTTGGCTAAAGCTGAAATACGTTTTATGAATACTTCTGGGCCCGAGTTCGGTGTAGACCCCTACAGACTCGGGGAGATTGAGATTTTAAAAATCAGCGACGTAACAGATAGACCCGTTCCGCCGTATACTGGTGTTAAGGAAATTCAAATCCCGGATAAGTGGGAGCGCCAGAAATACTTTTATTTCTACCAACGCAAACCGCTCCCTTGCATTATTAAAGGGATAGACCTGTACGGAGAAACAACTGATGAGTGAGTCTAAACTTGTCCCGTTCTCCCCAGGGCACGCGGACCTGTTGGAGATACGCGATTTAGAAGTGTTGGATTTTGGCGAGGACGTTTTCCAAAACGCCAAGAACCTTGCCAATCTTGACCATAGCTACACTTTGATACGAGACGGTAGGGTATTATGTATTATGGGGTTCTGGCCTATGTGGGCCGGGACGGCTGAAGTCTTTGTACTCCCCTCTAAGTATTTAGTTGAATACCCTTTCGTGGTGCGTAATTTGAAGAAGATATTACAGGCTATTAGAACAGGCTCAGGGTTTCACCGTTTGCAATCCGCTTCGGTGGACGACCCCACGCATAATCGCTTTATGGAAGCGTGTGGATTTATTTGTGAGGGTAAGTTGAAACGCTACTCTAAAAGCGGACGCACGTATAAGATGTGGAGTATAGTAGATGACTAGCGCGTTGACTATAGCATCCACTGCATTTGGTGCTGGAGCAGGCGGGGGTTTAGGCGGTATGGCCGCCGGGTTGCCTTCTATCGTAGGAGCTGCTGTGAACCCCGGGACTAGCGGAGTTAGCAACTGGATTAACCTAGCCAATAAATACGGCCCATACGGAGCGCTGTTAGCCAACCCGGGTGCTGGACTGTCGGCGAACCAAGCATACGGACAGGAAGCAACGTATGCCGCCCGTGCTGCTGAGTTTGAAGCCCAGCAGATGGAAGTGAACGCGCAGATTACAGCAGACGAAGCAGCTCGTGACGCCAGTAAAATAGCGGACAA